AATTTTAATGTTTTGGAGGTGAAAAAATACGGGGCTGTGCCCTGGGTTCTTTCTTTGATTTCGTAAATTGTCATAATCTTATTTATTAAGATCAGTTAATAAATATGTCCCGTTCTTGATTTTGGCTTCAGTTTCTTTCTTGTCTTCGCCTAAAAACTGATTTCTATATTTGCCCGTAGTTTTGGAATAATCCCAAAAATTTTTATCAAGCTGTGTTTTGCCGGACCTGGGTTCAAATACAATTACAGAATTGTAGGACTGGAAAAACGTGCCTTTATCCGTCCTGATAATCATTTGGTTTTTTACCGGGCCATTGCTCCCGCTAAATTGTTCTACTTTTACTTTCAAAGTTTTCATAACGCAGAATTTTAAATTAATAATTCAACTAATTGCATCAAAGATAAAATGAATAAATGAATAAAACAAGAAAATATTAAAAATAATTATTAAAAATAAATGTTAAAATATTTTGTCAATTCAAATATTAGTTTTAATTTTGGTCTGTTATTAATGTATTATTGATGTTTAACTAAACTTTAAGACAATGAAAAACACACAAACAACAAGATCAGAAGACAGAGCGCAATTAATTAAATTTGCGGTTCTGATGATTGCCGGGTTTATCATCCTGGCAGTATTAACGGCCTTCACCCTATAATAATAGAGGTATGGAGACAAAAGAAATTAAAAATTGGGGTTTGACTGTCGATATTGAAAACTTGATGACAGGCGAGAAAAGAACCGAATATTTTAAACGGGTAGAAAGTTTTGGCGGAATAACGCCATTATATCAGAGTCCAGACGGCTGTTTTTATACTGTCGGGATCCTCGGATTAACAAACGTAGATAAATATTTGAAGGTATGAAAGCACAATGTAAACAATGCGGAACATGGTTCCCGATCACCAGGGAGCTTGAAAAACTGATTGAAGAGGAAATAATTAGCCCTCTTGATATAAATATTTGCCCAATGTGCGCGGAACTAGACGAGGAACGGGCAGTGTACGAGGAGGAAAACAGGTATTATTTTAATGAATGGTAAAAAACAAGACAATGAAAACAGATGTAAAAGGATGTAGTACAACAGAAGCCGGGACAGAACATTATGAAAGTTTTGAATATCGGCATAAAAAATTTATCCAATATGATTACCGGCATACAGACGGAAGGCTTTTTTCATGCATCGGCAATACCTTAAAACAATGCAGGGAAACAAAAAATTTATGGTTGAGTCAGCAGACACCCATTAATAATTAAATAAAATCAATTAACCGGAAGGTTTTTAACTGATTTTGCCACGTCTAGACAGGCGTGGTTTTTTTGTCGTACCCTTCAGATCATTCAGGCAGTTATTGACAAGAATTTTATAAAGGTCCGTTTCAAAGTCTTCTATTAGTCGAACTCCTGCAGGAGAAAGGGACATAAAAACAGGAGCATGATATTTCTTGTAATGTGGGCGGGGATCCCGTGTCGTCCTGGTTATATAACCTTTATATTTTAAATCCAAAAGAAGCCATTTTTTACCCGGTAGCGTCAAATTTGGCAATAAATCAGCCGCATAAACCTTTGATGAGTGGATTATTTGGCGGCCTTTGTCCGTAACCTTATATAAAAATGAAAGCATAGACAGTTCAGAGGGGGAAAGATCAAGCCGAAGCCGGAGAAGATCCACAGCATAATAAGAATATAACAGGCCGCCAAACCCCGTAAACCGGGAAGCAGGAGCCACAACACCCCATAAATAGCGAAACATTTTAATAAATGACCTTCTATTAAAATCATTCATGTTCTGATATATTTCACTTAGTTCAGGAGAAAGGGAAGGTAATTCAGGGCCGAAGGCCGGAATATCTGCAATTTTTTCTTTTATATCTTCCATATTCAAATTTTAAACCATTTTAAAACACAAATATATAAACAAATTTAATATTGATTGCACTAATTAACTCATTATTATATGTATTCAGTGCTTGCCGAAGTCAATAAACCGGCAAATATTATGTAAAATAGAAATTCCGGGCAAGTTCGCAAGAGCTCATAAATCCATGCAGACAGATGTGCCCCAATCTGTCCTATAATTATTATTATGTAAAATAGAATTAAAAACAGGCATGCTTAAATTTATTTTTCAGGCTTGCCCCTCCCCTATTCATTTGACAGCCAGAACGCTTTAATATAATCTGATCCAGGCATCAAACCGCTTTATTTTGCGGTCAAATTCATTCGCGGGCGCTGATTTGGAGGGGGTGGGATGCGGAAAACGGTTTTTCATTTCAGACGAACCGCGCATGGATGATTAGTCGCTACCGGCATAGACTCACCATGGTTATTTCCTATTTTTTATTTGTTTATTAGAATTATAGGGTGTATATTTGCTGCACATAAGAACTGTAATATTTTTAAGGGTATGCTATTCTGTGTACATAGAATAGTTTTCAGATAATTAAAAAGGGTATATATGGTATCGGTGAGGTTAACGAGCAGGGAGTTATTCGTGTACTATTTTAAGGGGTTGGAGGGGGTGCATGCGGGAGGGTGTACCAATAAGAGGGTGCTCAGTAAGAGGACGGGGATCGGGTATGGTAAGCTGATGTGGGTATTCACGAGGAAGGGGAAGTGTTATTATGAGAATGGGGATGTGGTTATAATGAAGCTGCATGTCACGGATATAGAGAAGGGAGGGCAGAGCTTTAAGAGGAGGGGTAAGGGAGGTATGGAGGGTTTTCTGAGATATACAAGAAGGGATAATAATTATTGAATTTGCAGTTGTGGATAAAATAGTTTAATTTTGCTCACTGTAATTATTGTCAAATTAAAATCATAATGTCATGGCAGTCATACACGATGTAAAGGTAAGGATGAAGGTGGTTCTCGAGGAGACAGAGCTTCTTGACCAGGACTACACTTCAAAAGCTCCGAAGAAGAACTCGGGACAGAAGAAATATGTTTTGGAGAACTACAGCGATTACCCGGCTATAATTGTCCCTTCCACTGAACTGGCAACCCGTATCGCAGATATGATGAGTTGTTTTTATTACGGGGTGTTGACAAACACATCCGATGTGCCACCGGTAGTGGAGACAGATGCCGCATCGTCTATAACGGCTATATCGGCTACGCTTAATGGTAAAGTCACTGGGGCAGGATGTACCACAGGATTCCAGTTAGGGACGGACAGGACGCTTGCCTCAGGAACCGTTGTGGCTACAGGGAGTCCTACGGGAGCTACGGCTACTGTTCTGCCGATGACTTATGCATGGGCCGGGCTCACCACGAAGACGAAGTATTACTACAGATGCTTTGCCCAATACACTGCTACGGGTAATACGCAGTACGGAGTCGTTAAATCGTTTACCACGCTTTAATATAGTTATCGTTCTATTGTTTAATTTAATTCTTTTCAATCATGGCAACAAATGTCAGAGCTCGTGTGCTCCTTAAAGCCAGGGTTCATGTCGTTAATTCCACAGGGACATCATCCCAGGGATTACAGACAGGAGGCCCGTATTCGGGAGCGCAGTGGTTCAATATTCATCATTGCACCACCAAGGTAATAGATCTGAATGAGTGGAAGTGGAGGCACGACACAGCAATGCAAGTCCTCTGTGGAGGTACAGCTCCTTATGGCACAACCTATGCCGGTGCTATCGGCTACTACTGGCTGGCCTATGCGGGGGCTGATGACGATTCAGACGTCTAATCTCCGGCTATGATAAGAAAAGCGGTGTTTTCTTACTACAACCCAGACGAGTCATTCGGCAACACAGGGGGATTCGTCAAGTTTAGTGATCTTATATTCACTACGGCTCTTGCAATACGCTGCGCCTCCCGTCACTTTAAGGAGGTGCAGTTTGTATCTAATGACTGGGGCATTGACCTCTTCAGACAATTCGATCTTCCCATAACAGACTATTCTAATAAGCTAAATGAGTTATCCGGTGTAAAAGATGTCGTAAGGTATTTCTGGGCATACGGGAAGATGCTCGCCTATGCCATGCAGGATAAACCTTTTATTCATCTAGATAACGATGTGCTCCTATGGGGACCATTACCTCCAAAGATACTCAATGCACGCCTTTGCTTTCAGAGCCAGGAACCCTTTAATGAAGAGGGCTATCAATATTATAACATACTTCGAGAGTGCTGGAATAATGCTCCTTTAAGACCCAAATCCATAACGGATAATGAGGTAAATGACTTTGCCTATAACTGCGGGATATGCGGGGGTCATAATCTTGATTTCTTTAAGGAATGGCTCGCTGTCAGCAGGGAATATATCTTTGCACTAGAGAACCATAAGGTTATCTTTGAAGATTATAAGCATCTCCTCATCCATCATAACTTATGGTCGGAGCAATACTTCGGGGCATGCCTGATAAAGAAGAATAATCTAAGGGATAAGGTTAAAATACTCTGTAAGGACGCCATGGACATAGAGTCCAAATATCGTTATACTCACCTATGGGGCACACTCAAGAAACAGATTGATGTGATGTCATTTGTAAGGCTGAGGATGATAGAAAGGAATATTGAGTTGTATAAAAGGATAGATGACTTTTGTAAAAAGAATAATATATGAAGAAGAAAAGCAGTGCAAAACTAACCGGAGAAGTAGTATTGCAGTATCTTGAAAGATTCCCCGATGCCGCGGCTCGCTCGCTGGCAAAAAAAATATACGCTGAAAATTCCGAACTGTTTCATAATACGGAACATGTAAGGGGCATAATAAGGGATTATATAGGGCAGAACGGCAATAAAAACAGGGATAAAGTAACAAATACGAAGTTCTACCGTCCTGCAGGAAAGCCCAATGTCTTTAGCGTCCCTGAATCGGAATGCGACATCTGGAAACCCGTCCATATATCAGAGACGCATGGGCTTCTTTTTTCCGATACCCATGCGCCATACCATGATAAGATAGCGGTGGAGGCTATGATAAACCATGCCGTCAACAGAAAACTGAATTTCATCCTCATCAATGGTGATGGACTCGATTACTACCAGCTATCAAAATTTAAAAGAGATCCACGCAAGCGGTCTCTTAATGATGAACTATGGCTATGGGTGGGATTCCTTGAGCTCCTTCAAAAGACATTCCCGGGGACAAAGATATACTGGAAGCTCGGAAACCATGAAGAGCGCCTTGAGGCATATCTCAGGGTAAAAGCACCTGAGCTCCTCGATATGGAAGAGTTTAAGCTCGGCAACATAATCAAGATGAGGGGAATTAATAACGTAACCATTGTAGAGAAACAGATCATCTATGCCGGACGGCTCCCTATTATCCATGGCCACGAATTTCAGTCAAGGGTGATTACTGCCGTGAATGCTGCGAGGGGATTGTTTCTTAAAGCCCTGTCATCTGCTCTTGTATCGCACTATCATAGGTCAAGCTCCCATTCAGAAAAAGATATTAACGAGAAGCTGATGGGCACATGGTCTATAGGGTGTCTCTGTGGCCTTCACCCGGAATGGGCTCTTCTTAATAACTGGAACCATGGGTTTGCTTATCTTGACATTGACGGCAGGGAGTTTAATGTGGAAAACCTCAGGATTCATAAAGGAAAAGTCTATAGGGACTGATGAAACATTTTTGTTTGTAATGGATAAGTTTCAATTTTGGTGTCACAATTTGTGATACCATCTCCTTTGATAAAATGTAAAACAGTGCAGAAAGTCGTTTGAATTAATGAAAATATAATATTTTTATATATCTTTGTTGTGGATTTTAACAACAAAATAAAGTTCTTTAAAGATATGTGGCCAAATACCTATGCATGGGTTATGGATCGAAGCGTGAAAAAGTCAGATTAAATATCTGCCACTTATTGACCAGATCGTTGGCTGGCATCAGCGGAGGATGACGTTTTAACTCCGCAAACATGCTTCCGTAGTTCAACTGGAAGAACGAGTGATCTGTAATCACTTGGTTGGCGGTTCGATTCCGTCCGGAAGCTCAAGGGTGATCCCGGTCCGTTCTTTTCAGGTTAGACATCAGGAGTGATTTTTTCATAGGTTAGTTAAGGTTTAGTTTTCATATTTTCCAATATCGCCGGGATCACTTCTTTAAAAATAGTTTTATGAATACATTGTGGTTAAGAAATAATTCAGGACAATCAGTTCAGCCAGGAACGCTTGTAAGGATAGATCCAAAAAATCCAAATAGTTTCATCCTCGCTAATATAAATACTGCCGATGTCATTGGGACGGAACGCAATGGGTAGCCGTTGATACGATAGTTATTTTTTAATAATTCTTTAAAAATAATTAAATACTTGTACTGTGGGTAAAGAAAATTAATTATATTTGCATTGTAATAGGGATCAGATGATAAATAAAATTTATTCAATTAAAAATATTGCCGGTCTCGGCAAGCAACACCCACAAGAGGTTTTGGCTGATCCCTTCCTTGAGTGGGCTTATTGTTTGAGACCGGCTTTTTTATTTTATTGAAATGATTGAAGAAGGATCATTGAGATTATTCAGAAGTATAATAAACAGTCAGGTGTTTACAAATCAGACAGCATTAAAAATATGGATATGGTGTCTGTGCAGAACGAGCTATAAGGAAAGATTTGTTCCGATTAAAATAGGAAGGGGAGAAACAACTGTAAAGATACTGCCAGGACAATTCCTTTTTGGGAGATTTAAGGCAGAAGAAGAACTCAATATTGACGGCTCAACCATATATAAATGGATGCAAAAATTCGCAAGTCCGGAATTTGATATGATTTCAATAGAAAGTAACAACCAATATTCCATCGTAACTGTCAATAATTGGGGGAGATACCAAATAGTAAAAACAGAAAAAGAACAACCAAGTAACAACCAAGTGACAACCAAGGAGCTACCAAGTAACACAAACAATAAGGATAATAAAGATAATAATGTTCTTAAAGAAGAAAATAAAGAAGAAATTTTGACTTATGAAAAATGGATAATAGAAAACGAAAGAAAAAATAGAGAATTTTTTGAAATTGGGGAATATGAAAAAAAAGACAATACACTTGAAGAAGATTGATTATGGAAACAAAAACTTATTCGGAACTTTTAAATCATCCTAAATGGCAAAGGAAGAGATTGGAAATTATGCAAAGAGATAATTTTAAATGTAAAAAATGTTCAGATGAAGAAACAACCCTTCATGTTCATCATATTGAATACAGAGATGGATTAAAACCATGGGAATATAATGATAATGAAATGGTGACATTATGTGAACATTGTCATTTTGAAATTGAAACATTAAAAAAGGAAGGAGACAAAACACCTTTTAAAAATATTATTACTTTTAAAAAATCCGATCCCAATCCCAAATCGAAAATAAGATTTATTTTTATACTGCATGGACACACGCTTACTTTTAAAGAATATGATAACATGGAACTCCTTTATTCTCTTCCGTTTGGAAATAAATTAATTAATAAAACCTTATATAAATTATTTAAAAAGGCATTTGAATATAAAGAAGAAACAATAGGACATGAAATGTAATTCAAAATATTTATTACCTTTGTCATGCCATATTGCCGATATGGTACATCTGCTTTTCTTGCATAGCACCCTTCTCGTTTCAGTATGGGAGGGGTTTTGCATTTTAAGGAAATTAGTTTAATTTTGTAAGCGTTATGTTCAGGCGGTTAATATCGGCAATAGAAAGGCTCAGGGGATGGCTTCACAGGATAAACAACAAGCGTCCCATGGCAACCGATGTCGTCAATGACTATGTGATTGTCGTCTATCATCATCAGAAGATAAATCTTAAAAAAAGCGAACTGCCAGCCTTTGCAGGGATGTCAAGAGGGGACAAGAGGGCAATGGCATTGCGATTCAAAAATCTTGAAAAAAAAGGATTGGTTAAATTTATTAAGATAGACGGCAAGACTGTCTGCGTGAGAAACCTTGATTACCTGAAAAGAAAAGAATATAACTAAACAAAGTCATTATGATAAATAGATCAAGAATGAGAGTTTATGTTGCCGGACCATATAGTTCGGACAATGTTTTAGGCGTTCTTTCTAATATCCGCAAAGGAAACCATGTGGCTTATCAATTATTGCATCAGGGATTTGCACCTTTTAGCCCGTGGCTTGATTATCATTTTGTACTTGAAGATCATACCAATGATTTGACAGTTCAGGATTTTTATGATTATTCAATGGCATGGTTGAGGGCTTCCGATGCTGTTTTAGTTCAGGGTAACTGGCAGAAATCACATGGTACGCAGGAAGAAATAGAAGAAGCTAATAAGCTTAATATTCCTGTATTTTTTGATTTAACCAAACTTATTTTATATGCCAGAGAACAAGGGTTTAAGGTATAATGCCGGAAAACGAAAATGGTCATTGGTTCATTTTGAATCTCTTGAACCAATGATTGAAGTTCTGGAATATGGTGCAAAGAAATATGAACCAAAGAACTGGCAAAAAGGACTTGATAAATCAGAAATTCTTGAATCACTTCAAAGGCATCTGGCAAAGTTATTTGACGGTGAGGAAATAGATCAGGAAAGCGGATTGCATCATATTGGGCATATAATGTGCAATGCTATGTTTTATAGTTATTATCTTCAAAAAGAAAAAAAAGAAAGTAATGAATTATAAGCGAACACTCCCAAATACGGTTATGATAAAACTTGATGCGGAGAATACCTCTATCAAGCTAAAAAATGGATTCACCCTTTATGTGGATGACACTTATGAGAGGGAGAGGAACATAACCGTCACGGGGATAGTTTATGGATTGCCCTCATACCTGAGATATACGGGAGTTCCAAATAAAGGGATGCCATGGGATTGCGATATGGAGGTGGAGTTAGGAGATCATGTGGTGGTGTATTACCTGGCAGTTGTCAATGCCCTTAATCCGCAGTTTAGAAAATATATCATTGAGGATGGCGAGAGATATGTTTTTGTCTCCTATGAGAACATCTATTGCAAATATGGCGATGACTTCATAACTCCTATCAATGGTTATATCCTTGTAGAGCCATCAGAAGACCCGGCTATTCAGTTGGAAAAAGAAAGGATGAAAAAGGTTGGATTGGAGAGGGTGGTGTTGAATACCCAGTCGAACACAAAAGTGAGTTATGGCATCGTGAGATATGTCGGGAATCCAAATAGGGGTTACTGCGATCCGGAATATACTGACGAGGGTGTTAAGGTAACAGATTGTGACCTTATAATGCTGAAAAAGATTAATGACATTCCGCTTCAATATCCCCTGCATAGCAAGATTGACGGAGGAAAACTCTTTTGGAGGGTTCAACGAAGAAATATACTTGGAAAATTATGATAAGTTTTGTTGAGAATATTGATTGTATGGTCGGGATTGCGAAGTTCCCTGATAACTTCTTTGACTTGGCTATCGTTGACCCGCCGTATGGTTTGCCCGATGATTCTGTTCATGGAAGAGGAAAATTAAAAAACAGAGTATTAAATTCTATGAATACTGATTGGGATGTTAAACCTACGGATAAATATTTTATTGAATTATTTAGGGTAAGCAAAAATCAATGTATATGGGGCGGCAATTATTTTGAACTTCCCGCTACGAGAGGAATTTGTATATGGGATAAAGACCAGCCGTTTGATAATTTTTCTGCTTTTGAATATTGTTGGACATCTTTTCAAACCACATCAAGAATATATAAAGAAGCAACAACTCGCACAAATGAATTAAAAATACATCCTACTCAAAAGTCTATTAAACTTTACAAGTGGCTTTTAAAGAACTATGCCAAAGCAGGCGATAAGATTCTTGACACTCATTTGGGAAGTGGCAGTAGTCGGATAGCCTGTTATGACGGTGGCTTTGACTTTTGGGGATATGAGATTGACAAGGATTACTTTGAGTCACAAGAAAAGCGATTTAAAAATCATATTTCACAATTACAACTTTCATTATGATTTTATCGTTTCATGCAAAGGAATACATTCAGATGCGCTTTGATCCCACAAAGGTTCAGGGCGGAGAAGATATTTTAAAAT